CTCGGCCGAGCATCTTTGCGCTTTTGTCGAGGCCTGCCCGCATATCGAGGGGGCATGGGCGGCGCGCGGCGAGACGATCAGGCTCGGTGGCTGGCAGGCCTTCGCGCTGGCGCAGATCAACGGCTGGCGGCACATGACGAGCGGGCTGCGGCGGTTTCGCTACGCCTATGTCGAGGTGCCGCGCAAGAACGGCAAGTCGACGATGCTGGCGGCGCTGGGCCTCTACTTCATGGCTGTCGACGGCGAGCCGGGTGCCAAGGTGTTTTCGGCGGCGTCCTCGACCGACCAGGCGCGGATCGTCTTCGATGCGGCGCGGGTCATGGCGCTGACCGGGATGGTCGGGAACGAGCCGCTCTGGCAGGTGCTGGGGCTGCATGTCGAGGAACACAAGATCAAGGCGAGCCGGGATGCCGCCGCGGTGTTCCGGCCGATCGCTTCGCAGACCAAGTCGCAGGACGGCAAGAACCCGCACTGCGCGATCATCGACGAGCTGCACGAGCATCAGAAGCGCGACGTATGGGACGCGATGTCATCGGCGCTCGGGGCGCGCGAACAGCCGCTGATGATCGCGATCACCACCGCCGGGCACAACACCGGCGGCATCTGCTACGAGCAGCGCCGCTACGTGCAGCGGCTGCTGGATGCGGTCAGCGCCGACGAGAGTTATTTCGGGCTGATCTTCGAGGCTGACGAAGGCGACGATCCGGGCGATCCGCTGACCTGGGCGAAGGCCAATCCGAACCTCGGCGTCTCGAAGTCCGAGCAGTATCTGGTCGATGAGTGGAACAAGGCGCAGGCCAGCCCGGCGGCGCTGGGCGAGTTCCTGCGCAAGCACCTGGATATCTGGACCGCGATCGGCGCCAGTGCGATCGACATGGACCGCTGGCGCGCGGCCGAGGAACCCGAGATGCGGCTGGCGCCGCTGGCGGGCGCGCGGGCCTGGATCGGCGTCGACCTGGCGCTGATGCACGACTTTTCCAGCGTGGTGGCGGTGCTGCCGGATGGCGAGGCGCTGCGGGTGTTCTCGTGGCACTTCCTGCCCGAGGCGACGGTGCAGAAGCCCGGGAACGAGCACTACATGGGCTGGGTGCGCGAGGGCTGGATCCAGACCACGCCCGGCGCGCAGCTCGACCTGCACATCGTCGAGGCGCTGGTGCTGCAACTCGCGGGCGAGGTGGATTCGGACGCGACCGGGCCGGGATGGAAATTCCGCGACGTGGCACCGCTCGACGTCGAGATGGTGGTCTATGACCCGACCTTCGCCAGCCAGATGGCCGCGACCTGGGAAAAGTCCGGCGTCAACGCGGTCGAACTGCGCAGCCGGGCGCTGAACATGAACGAGCCGTTCCAGCGGCTGATCGGTGCCGTCGAAGATGGCAGGCTGATCACCGACGGCAATCCGGTGCTGGCGTGGATGGCATCGAACACCCTGCTGCGGCAGGTTCAGGGAGGCGACATGATCTATCCTGCCAAGCTGGCGCCCGAGGACAAGATCGACGGCATCACCGCGCTGATCAACGCGCTCTGGCCGCTGGATCAGGTCGCGGCGACAATCATGGGCGGGAACATCAGCGACTTCCTGTCGGCACCAGTGGTGATGTTCCGTGGCTGATGCCAGAACCAGTCTGGGCGGCCGGTTCGGCGCGGCACTTTCGGCGCTGCGCGGGAAGTCGGCATCAGTGACCAAGGTGGAACCGCAGGTGAGCGCCAAGCTGGCGGCAGTCGGACGGGTGGCATCGGGACAATCGGTGACGCCCGACAGCGCGATGCAACTGGCCGCGGTCTGGGCTTGCGTGCGCCTGATCTCGGAGACCGTGGCGACGATGCCGCTGATCCTCTACCAGACGGCGGCGAACGGTGCGCGCACCGTGGCGGAAAACGATCCACTCTATTCCCTGCTGCACCAGGCGCCGAATGCGGACAATACGGCGGTCGAATTCTGGGAAGGTGTGACGCTTGCCCTATGCCTTTGGGGCAATGCTTTTGCGAAGAAGGAAATGTCGGGCGGACGTCTGGTGGCGCTGACGCCGCTTGCGGCAGACCGGATGGTAGTCGCAAGAACGCCCAGCGGCGCACTGGAATATCGCTATACGGATCGCAAGGGCCGCGCGGTCTACCGCGAAGATCAGGTGTTCCACGTTCGCGGCTTTGGCGGGTCTGCCGATGTGGGCCTGTCGCCGATCTCGTTCGCACGGCAATCACTGGGCACCGCGATGGCGACCGACCAGATGGCCGGCGCGCTCTTCGCAAATGGCGCGCGCCCGAGCGGCATCCTGACTGTCGAGCAGATTTTGACAGCGGAACAGCGCCAGCAGCTGCGAGAGAACATCGTGGCGCCGTTCGTCGGCGCCGAGAATGCAGGCGGCCTGATGGTGCTGGAAGCCGGGCTGCAATTCCAGCAGGTAACGATGACGCCGGAAGACAGCCAGTTTCTTGAGACGCGCGCGTTTCAGGTCGAGGAAATCTGCCGCTGGTTCCGGGTGCCGCCATTCATGGTCGGGCACACCGAGAAGACCTCGTCCTGGGGGACCGGGCTGGAGCAGCAGCTGATCGCGTTTCTGACGTTCGCGCTGAAGCCCTATCTGGTGCGGATCGAGCAGGCCGTTTCGCGGTCGCTGTTGCGGCCGGAACAGCGGCAGACGCTGAAGCCGGAGTTCAAGGTCGAGGGTCTGTTGCGGACCGACAGTGCGGCGCGATCCGCGTTCTACGCGATCATGGTGCAGAACGGCATAATGACCCGGAACGAAGTGCGGCGGCTGGAAAACCTGCCGCCAATCACCGGCGGCGACGATCTGACTGTGCAGTCGCAGAATGTGCCGCTCGGGCAGACCGGAGAAACATCGAAATGATGCGATCTCTGCCGGATAATTCATTCGCCTCCGAGTGGGTGGCCGCGTCAGATCTGGGCGCGCACCGAGACGCATTGGAATCGGAACTTGCGCGGGCAAGATCAGCGAGTGGATGGAACCCGAAAGTCGTCCGACTGTCCGGGGATCGGGTGGCGATAGACGTCTGCGCCGATCCCAGGAGCGGGCGCCTGCATTCGGCCCTGGTTCTGGAATATGTCGACCATCCGTTTCTGGATCGACTACCTAAGGGTTCGCCTCGCGCAGTCAGGTCCATTTACCGAAAAGAGGTTCGGATGAAGCACATCCGGGCAACCGGCGCGATGGACGTAATACGCGACATTACGGCCGCAGAGAATGCGTGGTTGAAATACATTGCCGCGCTAAGTCGGCAGACCGGAGAAACACCGAAATGAAAACCAAAGACTTTGACATGCAGGTCAAGGACGTGTCCGACACCGGCACGTTCGAAGGCTATGGCTCGATCTTCGGCAACGTCGACAGCTATGGCGAAAAGGTCATGCCGGGCGCGTTCTCGGACAGCCTGGCGAAGCACCACAAGAGCGGGACGAAGCCGCTGATGCTGTGGCAGCACAACCCCTCGCAGCCGATCGGCGTCTGGGAAGACCTGGCCGAGGACGGCAAGGGGCTGAAAGGCACCGGCCGCTTCGTGATGGAGACTGCCAAGGGCCGCGAGGTTCACGCGCTGTTGAAGGCCGGGGCGGTGCGCGGACTGTCGATCGGCTATCGGGAAATCAAGACCGAGCCGGACGGCGCCGTGCGGCTGCTGAAGGAGCTGGACCTCCTTGAAATAAGCATCGTGTCGTTCCCTGCGAATACGCGGGCGAATGTCACGGCGGTCAAATCGGAACGGATGGACGAGTTCGCGCGGCGCTTGCGCGACGGCGATCCGCCGCCGATCAAGGAATTCGAGGACATCCTGCGCGAGGCAGGGGTTCCGAAAGCGATGGCCACGCAGATTGCGTCTGTCGGCTACGCGAAAGCTATTCGGAGTGAGTCCGAGGGCAAGGCCACCGAGGCGGCAATGACGGCGCTCAAGGCGTCGATCGCTGCCTTTTCCCCCACGCGGACATAACGGAGAATCCCAATGTCTGACGATATCATGGCCCTGGCTGCGGACCTGAAAAAAGCAGCCGACGAAGTGAAGACCATCGCCGAGACGACCAATACCGAGATCAAGAACCTCGGCGCGGCGACGGCGGAAACCAAGATCAAGGCCGACGAGGCGCTGATCAAGCACAACGAGATTTCGGCGCGGCTGACCGAGATCGAGCAGAAGATGGTGCGGCAGTCGGCCGGCCCGGTCGAGCGCAAGTCGTTCGGCCAGCGCGTCACCGAGAACGAGGAAGTGCAGGCGTTCCTGAAGTCGAAATCCGGGCGCGTCGCTATCTCGCTCAAAGCGATCATCTCGGGGCTGACCACGGATGCGCTCGGTTCGGCCGGCGATTTGATCGACCCGGATCGTCGCGGCCTGATCGCGCCGGTCATGCGTCGTTTCACCGTCCGTGATCTGTTGACGCCGGGGCGCACCTCGTCCAACGCGATCCAGTATCTGCAGGAGACGGGCTTTGTGAATGCGGCCGCGTCGGTTTCCGAGACGGCGGGAACCGAAAAGCCGCAGTCGGATATCAAGTTCGATATCAAGACTGCGGCTGTGACCACCATCGCGCATTGGGTGCAGGCCACCAAGCAAATCCTCGACGATGTGCCGATGCTGCAAAGCTACATCGACGGGCGGCTGCGCTACGGTCTGCTCTACGAGGAAGAGGACCAGCTGCTGAACGGAACCGGCGCTGGCGGCACCGATCTGAATGGCATCTACAATCAGGCGACGGCGTTCGCGCCGGGGGTGACGCTGACTGCGCCGACCAACATCGACGTCTTGCGGCTGGCGATGCTGCAGACGTTCATGGCGGAGTTCCCGGCGACCGGGATCGTGATGAACCCGGCGGAATGGGCGAAGATCGAGCTGACGAAAGACCTCGGTGGCAACTATCTGATGGCCAACCCCGCGTCAGCCACGCAGAAAACGCTCTGGGGTCTGCCGGTGGTGGATACCCAGGCGATGGCCGGTGACAAGTATGTCGTCGGTGCGTTCCAGATGGGCGCGCAAATCTTCGACCGTGAAGATGCGAACGTCACCATCTCGACCGAGAACGACAAGAACTTCACGAAAAACCTCGTGACGATCCTCGCCGAAGAGCGGCTGGCGCTGGCGGTCTACCGGCCGGAAGCGTTCATCAAGGGCGACTTCAGCGACGACAAGACGACTGCGACGACCTGATCGTTTTTCTAAGTGGGGCGGCTGCGGCCGCCCTATCTGAAAGCCGATAGGAGGCAGACCATGAAGAAACCTGAATCCGTCAAGATGATCGCCCACGGAACCTTCCGCTGCGAAGGCGTTGGCGAAGTGCAGGCGGGCGCGGAATTCGAGTGCGACCCGCAGCGCGCCGATTACCTGTCCGGGATCGGCATGGCGTCGAAGATGGACTCGGCGCCGAAAAACAAGATGGCCGCCGCGCCGAAAAACAAGGGGATGCGCAATGCCGACTAACCTCGCTGCCAAGAAGCGCAGCTATGCCAACTATGCCGGGTTTGTCGCGGCCGAGGGCGGAGCGCCGACAAAGCCCGCGAACACGGTCGCGCCAGCGGTCACCGGCACCGCCGCGGTTGGCAGCACGTTGACGACGACCAACGGCACCTGGACCGGGCGTCCGGCGCCGAAGCTGGCGCGGGAATGGCTGGCTGATGGCGCTGCGATCGCGGGCGCGACCGGGCTGACCTATGTGCCGACGGATGCGGAACGCGGCAAGAAGATCAGGTCGCGGGTGACTGGTTCCAGCGTCGGCGGGGCGGTTGCGCAGGTCTCGAACGAGACCACGGTGGTCGCCTGAGATGTCGATCACGGCGCTATCCGTGCTGAAGTCGCATCTTCGGGTGACGCATAGCGATGAGGACGCTCTGATCCAGCTATATCTCGATGCGGCCGAGGGCGCGGTGGCGAACCGGGTGCAGCGGGTGCTGATCGCGGAAGGTGCCACACCGGCGCCGGACAGCGATCAACTCCCGATGAGTTGGGATGTGCGCGCGGCGGTCCTGATGTTCGCGGCGCACCTCTATGAACACCGCGAGGTGGTGACCGAGGAATCGGTGGTGGTGCTGCCGATGTCTCTGGATTTCCTTCTGGCGCCCTATCGGGTCTGGGCGCCCGAGACAGTCACGGTTGCAGTCTGATGGCATCTGGCCCCCTCGACCGCCTGCTACAATTCCGGCGCTATGCAGAGGTCGATGATGGCTTCGGGATGGCGCAGTTCTGGTCCGATCACGGCGACCCGGTCTGGGCGGCGAAGGCAGATGTGAGCGACGGCGAGCGATGGCGGGGCGGCGAAGTCGCGGCCAGCATCACGACGCGGTTCCTGGTGCGGTGGAGCGCGTTCACGGCAGACCTGACCCCGAAGGACCGGCTGACCTGCGACGGCCGGCAATACGACATTTTTGGAATCAAGGAAGGCAAGGGCCGTCACCAGTGGCTGGAAATCACCGCAGCGGCGCGGAACGACTGAAACCTCAATCTGAAACAGGAGACTGAAAAATGGCTGCAATCACGGCAACTCCGATCGGCGTCGGCAGGGCGACGGTCACCCGGACCACTCTGAGCGCGAGCGATACGCTGACCTATGCGAAGGCGTCGCGGATGATCCTGATCCTCGACAATACCACGGGCGGTTCGCTGTCCCCGGTGATCGACGGCGACGGTGCGACCGTGGTTTCCGTTCCCGGCGTTGGCAATGTCGACATTTCGGCGGGATACGCGGTCGGGCCGATCGCTGCCGGGGCAGTCGCTGCAATCGCGCTCGACACTATCAGCGCTTATCTGGCGGGGGCGATCACGATCACCGGCGGCACCGGCATCAAGGCGTCGCTGCTGACCTTCTGATGGGCGAGACGGTAAAGCTGACCGGGTTCGCGGAGCTTGAGGCCGCTCTGGCAGACCTGAGCGAGTCGGCTGGCAAGGGTGTTCTGCGGCGGGCAGGGTTGAAGGCGTTACAGCCGATCGCGGATGCCGCGCGATCGATGGCGCCGGATGACCCGGCAACCGGCGGCTTCGATCTGCGAAAGTCAATCAAGGTCGGGACGGTTTTGAGCCGCAGCCAGAAGGGACAGCACCGTAAGATGGTTCGCGACGACAAGGCCAGCGTCGAGGTCTTTGTCGGCGTCGGGCCACTGCCGCAGGCGATCTACAAAGAATTTGGCACGGAGCCGCACATCAATGCGGGCATTTTCGCGGGGACGCAAAACCCTGGCACCGCCCCGCAGCCGTTCATGCGCCCGGCGTGGGATAGCGGCGGCGCGAAGGTGCTGGACGACCTGAAAAAAGAACTGTGGTCCGAGGTCGACAAGGCGGCGAAGCGGGCTGCGAAGAAACGCGCGAAGGCGGCGAAAGGCTGATCCATGGAAGAGGCGTTCCGCGCGATCCTGCTGGCCTCCAGCGGGGTGACGGCGCTTGTCGGCAGTCGGGTCAGCTGGGGCGAACAGCCGCAGGGCGCGGCGTTTCCGGCGATCGTTCTGACGCTGATCAGTGCGAACAATGACGCGACGATGGGCGGACCGGACCGGCTGTTTCAAAGCCGGGTGCAGGTCGACGGCTACGCGCTGTCCTACGGCGCGGTGAAGGCGCTGCAGCGGGCGGTTCTGGCGGCGCTGGACGGTTATAGCGGCGGCAACATGCAGGGCATCTTTCACGCGGGAACGCGCGACGGACGGGAAGGCGGGACCAATGAGGCCGATCGGCCGTTCCGGGTCTCGATGGATTTCATGACAAACTGGAGCGACTGAAATGGCAGACGGAAAACTCGGCTACGGCAGCAAGGTGCGGATCGGTCGCGGCGCAACCCCGACCTGGACCGAGCTGGAATTCATCGGCGATCTCGAAATGCCGGACGAGCAGATCGATGAAATCGAGGTGACGCATATGCAGTCGCCGGGCCGGCGCAAGCAATACATCGCGGGCCTGATCGACGGCGGCGAGGTCGGAATCCCGATGAACTACATTCCGGGCAATGCCTCGGATGTGTTGCTTCTGGCGCTCAAGGCGTCGGGCGAAGAGGTGCAGATCGAGATCACGCTGACCGCTTCGGGCACGCCGGAAACCTATGCGGGCTTCCTCAAGTCCTATGCCCGCACCGCGCCGGTCAATGACAAGATGATGGCGACGGCGACGTTCCGTCTGTCCGAGGCGCTGGCCTGATGGCGAACCGGTTCCTTGGCGAAGTCACGGTCGAGGCGGCGGGGAAAACCTGGACGCTTCGCTGTGACTTCAACGCGATGTGCGAATTCGAGGAAGCGGCCGGCAAGGGCGCGATGGATACATTCGCCCAGTTCGAGGGCGGCGGTGCCAGCACGGCCGACATGCGTCTGATGATGTGGGCGTTCCTGCGGCGGCATCATCCGGAGGTGACGTTGCAGGAAGCGGGCGACGTGCTGTCCGAGGATGCGTCGGTGCTGATCAAGGTGATCGCGTCGGCGATGCCTGACCCGGAAGAGGTCGCAGCCTCGGGAAAGCCGGCGGTTCGCAAGAAAAAGGCCGTCTGAACTACCTCGGACTTCTTGCGGACTACGTGTCGCTCGGGTTTGCGCCCGAGCCGTTCTGGGGCCTGACCTTCCGGCTGTTCCTGACCCAGACCCGTGGCGCGCTGCGGCGGCTGGAACGCGAGCACGCCGAGCGGGCATGGCACGCCTGGATGACGGCGGCGCTGCCCCGGATGAAGGTGATGCCGGACCTGCGAGAGTTGATATCGCCGCGCGATCGTCGCGGCGACGTCGGGCTGAAACTGGCGCTGCTGTCGGCGGCGCTGCCGAAGATCACACAAGCCGAATGGCGGGCGCGCAAGATGGGAGTCGAGAATGGCGAGTAGCGTGATCGGCGCCCTGCGGGTCAACCTTGGCCTCGACTCGGCCGAATTCCAGAAGGGCGCGAAGAAGGTGCAGGCGCCACTGGCATCGCTGAAAAAGCAGATGCTGGCGTTCGGGGCTGTTGCGGTGGCGGCCGGGGCCGCGATCGGCGCAATGGCGATGCGTGGCGCGGCCGATATCGACAAGACCGCGAAGGCCGCGCGGCGGCTCGGCACGTCCTTTGCCTCCTTCCGGGCGATGGAACTGGCGGCCGAAGAGGCCGGCGTTGCAATGGCGACGCTGACCGATGCGGTGCAGACGATGGACCGCGAGATCGCGCGCGGATCGAAGCCCGCTATCGAGGCGCTGGCGCAGCTGGGGCTGGCGGCGAAAGACCTCGAGGGGCTGAGCGCGGATCAGAAACTGGCGCTGCTGGCGGACCGGATCAAGGCTCTCGGGCTATCCAGCGGGCAGACTTCGGCGGTGCTGCAAGACCTCGGGGTCCGAAACAAGGAAATGGTGCTGGCGCTGGCAAGCGGCGGCGACATGTTCCGTTCGGCGGCGTCGGATATCAAGGATTACGGTCTGGCGCTGTCTGACGTCGATGCGTCCACGATCGAAGAGGCAAACGACCGGATCGGGCGCCTCGGGATGATCGGAAAGTATGTCGGGCAGCAGTTGGCGCTGGTGCTGGTTCCTGCACTCGGCAAGCTGGCACAGGTCATGACCGACAGCCTGCGGGAGGGCGGGCTGCTGCGGGGCGTGATCGACGGGTTGGTGCTGGCCCTTCGGGGGCTTGTCGGGATCGTCAACCTCGTGGTGGCGGCGTTCTCGGGTTTGCGGACGCTGCTTGATATTCCGGAGCGGCTGGTTCGGGCGCTGTTCAGCCTCGGACCGACTGCATTGCAGGCGCAACGGGCGACGGACGCGCTGACGCTGGCAATCGGCGACGAGTTGCGCCAGATCGGCGCGCTCTCGCAAGAGATGTCCGGCGGCGTCACCATGTCGAAAAACATGGCGCAGGCGAAGCTCGACCAGGCGCGGGCGCATTGGGCGTCGCTGGAAGCGATGCGCCAGGAAAGCATCCAACTCGCCAAGTCGTCGAGCGAATATAAGGCTGCGCAAAGCGAAGTCTCGCGCCTGACAATGGCGATCCAGCAGGCGCTCGCAGGCGAGTGGAACAAGGACGCGCTCGGTGAATTGCCGGTGCAGGTCAACGCATTGGTCGAAGAACTTTACCGGGCGCAACAGGCGCAAGCGGCGCTGATTGCGGATTCGGGCAAGATCAGCCCGGAATATGTCGCCGCTCAGGAAAACATCGCCCGGATTCAGACGGCGATTGAGAATGCGACGGGCGAGTCGGTCACATTTAGCGGCACTCTGGTCACTGCAGACGATATCGCGGCGCGGCTGGCCGGCACTGCCAATTCGATCAGTTTTGGCGCGGCGAACGCGGGCGCCGCCGAGTTGGCGCGCAAACTTGGTATCAGCCTCGAAATGGCACAACGGCTGGCGGGTCTCGGGCTTGGCGATGCCGCGATCGCGGCCGGCGATGGTCGGGGCAGTCAGCGCGAAGGCGTGCAGGACGCTCTGGCCTTCCATCGCGAGCAGTGGGAGGCGCAGAACAATGCGCGACTTTCGGCTCTGCGCAATGTCGCGCTCGGCGTCCCCTCGTCCGGGGGCGGCGGAGGCGGTGGCGGTGGCGGCGCGGCGAAAGAGGCCAATTCGATTCAGGATGTGGTCAAGGCGCTGAAGGACGAGGCGGCGGCGATCGGGCTTTCGGAAAAGGCGCGGCGGATCAGGACCGAGCTGCAGAAGGCCGGGGTGGAGCTCTATTCGCAGGAAGGTCAGCAGATCGCTGACCTGATCGAGGATATCGACAGGCTGGAAGGCAAGGAACGGCTGATCGACCGGATTTCGACTGCGATCGGCGATGCCATCGGCAAGGCGAAGTCCTGGGGCGAGGCGATGGTCAACCTCAAGAACGCGTTCATCAGCGCGATCGGGGACATGGCGTCGAAGCTGATTTCTTCGGGGATCAAGGATTTGTTGTCCAGCGTTCTCGGCGGCATCGGCGGTGGTGGTGGCGGCGGCTGGATCGGGAAACTTCTGGGCGGGCTGATCGGCGGCAATGCGAACGGGACGCCAAACTGGCGCGGCGGGCTGTCGGCGGTGAACGAGCGCGGCGGCGAGATCATGAATCTGCCGAACGGCACCCAGATCATCCCGCACGATATCTCGAAGCGGATGGCGGACGGCGCTGGCGGCATGGCGGTGGTCGAACTGCGGCTGTCGGACGACCTGGACGCGCGGATCGTGGACGGTGCCACGACTGTCGCGGTCCGGGTGACGCAGCAAGGCATTCAGTCCTATGACCGGGGCCTGCCGGGCCGGGTTCATGGCATCAACTCCGATCCGAGGCGGCGTAGCTGATGGCACTCACCTACCCGATCGCGCTGGCCGACTGGTTCACCGGTCTGGAACATGCATCGATCACGTTCGAGCTGTCCGAGGCATGGGTGACGTCCGAGACGGGCGGTGGCGAAATCCTGACCTCTGGCTATGGCACGCGGCTCTGGGGTGGCACCTGCACGCTGGTTCCGGCCTACAGCCGCGACATGGAGCGGATCGCGGCGCTGGGTCGGGCGCTGCGCGCGCCGGGTGCCAGCTTCCTGGTGACGCCGATCCATGCGCCGAAGCCGTTGGGCATTCCGGTGATGCCGGGTGCGCCGCTGCTGAATTCGCAGCAGAACGGCAAGGAGATCAAGGTCGGTGGCCTGACCTCGGGCGACAAGCTGGCGCGGGGCGATTTCATCGGCTGGACCTATGGCAGCAGCCCGCTGCGGTATGCGCTGCACCAGCTGGTCGAGGATGCGACTGCGGCCGGGTCCGGGATCACCGGCTGGGCCGAGGTGGTTCCGCCGATCAAGCCGGGCAAGTCGAATGCGACGGCGGTGGTGCTGCAAAGCCCGGTCTGCCTTGCGCGGATGGTTCCAGGCTCTTGGTCGGCGCCGCTGCATCGGCTGGCAAGCGCGGACGGGGTTTCGTTCGCCTGGACGCAGAGTCTGCGATGATCTGGGATAGCGCCGGGCTGGCGTTCCTTACCTCGCGGGCACCGAAAGAGGTGCAGTGGCTGATCTGGGTGACCGCCGCCGATCTGGT